CGTCAAATTGCAGGCGGTAGCTCTCATGCTGCCGCCGCACTCAAAGCAGCCCGTGAACAAGTCAAAGCCTTGCAACGGCAGCAAGGCGACATCCATAGCTTTAAGCAATTATCACAGGGATTAAGTGACACCCAACGCGAACTGGTGGCCGCACGCGATAAAGTTAATCGGATGCGTGCTGCGGTACAAGCTACGTCTAACCCATCTGCCAAGATGTTACGTGAACTTAATCAGGCAACAGAAGCCGTTAAACGGTTGAAACAGGCCGAGACTGACCAAACCGCACAACTCAATACAGTTCGGCAAAACCTGCAACGAGCTGGCATAGATGTCAACAATTTGTCTCAACATGAGCGAGAGCTGGCTGACCGTTTAAGAGCGGCTAATAGAGTCATGGAACAACAGCAAGAACGCTTGCGACGCTTAAATGCTGCCAATCAACGCTATCAGCAAACTATGCAACAAAGTCGTGAGTTAGCAGGCAAAGGCACGGGCATGATTGCTGCTGGAGCTGCAACGGGTGCTGTGTTATCTGTTCCCGTTAAAGCCTATGCCGACAACGAAGATGCCGCGACTCAATTACGCGTCGCAATGATGAAAGCCAATGGTCAGGTCGCACCTGAATTCAACGCCATTAACGAGTTGGCGAACAAACTCGGCAATAGCCTACCCGGAACGACCGCCGATTTTCAAAACATGATGGCCATGTTGGTCAAACAAGGCATGTCATTTAAAGCCATTTTAGGTGGTGTCGGTGAAGCCTCTGGCTATCTTGCCGTACAGATGAAACTCCCCTTTGAGGAAGCCGCCGAATTTGCCGCCAAATTGCAAGACGCAACCAAAACGACCGAAGGCGATATGATGGGTTTAATGGACACCATCCAACGCACTTATTACTTAGGTGTTGACAAAACCAATATGCTTAGTGGCTTTGCTAAATTAGCGGCAGGCATGAAAACCATTAAAGCTGAAGGATTAAAGGGCGCACAAGCAATGGCTCCGCTCTTGGTCATGGCCGATCAAGCAGCGATGGCAGGTGAAGCCGCAGGTAATGCGTTCAGTAAAATTTTCGGCAAAATGATGGATACAGGTAATATTAAAAAGACATTGGATGACTATAAAAAAGCAACTGGCCAAACCATAAAAATGGACTTTACCAATGGCAAAGGGGAATTTGGTGGCCTTGATAATATGTTCAAGCAACTTTCCCAACTAAAGAACATGAGTACAGAAGCTCGTCTGCCCATATTAAGTGACTTATTTGGTAACGACTCCGAAACTATCCAAGCATTAAATTTGTTAATTGATAAAGGGAAGACAGGCTATGACGAAACCGTCAATAAAATGTCAGCACAAGCAGACCTACAAAAACGGGTTAACCTACAACTAGGCACGCTTAAAAACCTATGGGACTCTGCAACAGGCACATTCACCAATGCAATGGCAAGCTTTGGCGAGGCCATTGCACCTGAACTCAAGGCATTCACCGAATGGATTGCTAAAGCATCCGAAGGCATGGGCAACTGGGCAAAAGAAAACCCCATTCTTGCCAACTCTTTAATGAAGTTTTTAGGCTTACTGGCTATTGTCTTAGTTGTGCTTGGAGCATTAACTATTGCAATGGCTGGCGTGCTAGTTCCCTTTGCTATGTTTCGTTTTATGTTGGCTTATTTGGGCATGGGTGGCCTAAGTTTTATCGGCATTCTCAAAGGGCTTGTCACCGCCATACGTGTCGTCTTTTTTACCCTCATGGGCTTAGGACGTATGCTCTTAGCCAATCCATTGATCTTAGCGATTACCCTACTGGCGACTGCCGTCTATCTGATCTATCAAAACTGGACACCCATTAAAGCGTTCTTCAGTGATATTTGGAACAGCATCGTGGGCAGTGCTTCACGCGGCATTGAAAACGTCATCAATACCATGTCAGGTTGGTGGACTTACTTAAAAAGTCTGCCAAGCCAAATGCTCACCATTGGCGGCCAAATTATTGACGGTTTATGGAATGGTATCTCTGCAAAATGGGAAGCCCTTAAAACCAAAGTTGCAGAAATTGGCAACAGTATCAGCACCACAATTAAGGATAAACTGGGTATCAAATCGCCCTCCCGTGTCTTTGCTGAGATTGGCTTGCACACCATGACAGGCTTACAACAAGGCTTGAGCGATAACCAAAACGCGCCTCTCAGCACCGTCATGGGGTTAAGCAAACAACTAAAACATGCCGCCACGGGCGTGATGTTGGGTGCAACCATTAGCACGGCAACGGCCACTCCTTTAGACACACGTCCACCCTTAGCGACACGCGCCGCCAGTACAGGCTCAAGTAACAGCTATACCTATCAAATTACGATCAATGCGACCGCAGGTATGGACGAGAAAAAACTGGCTGATTTAGTCATGCAAAAAATCAAAGAAGCGGAACGGCAAAAACAATCGGCTCGACGCTCTTCCCTCATAGACACCGACTGAGAACTCACCCCATGATGATGGCACTCGGCTTTTTTATCTTTAGCCTTCCAACCCTCGCTTATCAAGAGCTGCAACGGCAAACAAAATGGCGGTTTGCTGAAACGGGCGTTGTCGGTGTAAGACCGCGTCAACAATTTATCGGTTTAGGTAGCGACGACATTACCCTGCGTGGTGAGTTACGCCTTGAAGTTGCAGGTAAAGCCATTAGCCTAGATTACCTTCGCTCGATGGGCGATACAGGCAAAGCATGGCCATTACTGGATGGTGTCGGTCGGGTCTATGGGTTATTTATTATTGATAGCCTGAACGAAACTAAGAGCGTATTTTTAGAGAATGGACAAGCCAAAAAAATCGACTTTGATATCAGCCTAAAACGTGTTGATGATAATCGCGTGGACTTACTCGGCGATCTGATCTTAGACGGAGTGATTGGCTTATGAGTGGCCACCATCAACCTGCCTTCACGTTGGTCGTTGGCGGCATAGATATCACGCTCAAAATTCAAGACCGCCTTGAGTCGCTGACACTCACCGATAATCGTGGCCTCGAGGCGGATCAACTGGATATCACCTTAGACGATCACGACAATGCCCTCGCCTTGCCGTCACGCGGTGCCAGCATTAAATTATCTCTTGGTTGGGAAGATAGTGGATTAACCAACAAAGGCACGTTTACAGTTGATGAAATAGAACATTCTGGCACACCCGACAAACTCATCATCAAGGCGCGTAGTGCTGACTTTAAGGACAACATTCACGCCAAAAAAGCCACCAGTTACCACGCCAAAACATTAGGTGAGATTGTGGCCACGATTGCCAAAGCGCATAAACTCACACCTAAAATCAGCAAAGCCTTAGCCAGTATCAACATCGCCCATGTTGACCAAACCGACGAAAGCGACCTAAACCTATTGTCACGTTTAGCCACCGACCACGATGCCATTGTCACAGTAAAATCAGGGCATTTGTTATTGTTTAAGGCGGGCCAAGCGACGACCGTTAGCGGCAAACCCATGTCACCTATCACCCTCACTCGTGCCGATGGCGATCAACACCGTTATGCCATTGTTGAGCGAGAAAGTGGTTATACGGGTGTGAAGGCGTATTGGTGCGATAAGAAAGGATCAAAACGCCAAGAAGTTACCATCGGCAAAGCCGATAAACTCAAAGTGATCCGCAAAACGTACAAAAACGAGGCCGAAGCAAAAAGTGCTGCCAATGCAGAGTTGAATCGGAGCAAACGCAATGCTGCTACGTTTAGTCTAGCGTTGGCACTAGGCCGCCCTGATATTACGCCTGAAACACCCATAAAATTAAATGGCTGGAAGGCGGAAATAGATAAGCAGTCTTGGTTGGTGGTGAAAGCCACTCATAGTTTGAGTAGCTCAGGGCTGACGACAGGGTTGGAGTTGGAGACGTTGGCTAAGTAGTGATGCGTAAACGTACTGTATAGTCGCCTTTTTTAGCAGGTGTTGGTGAAGGCATTGGACGGCATTGATTTTTATAAATAGACAAAGCAGTTTCTAAACCATCTACCGCTTCTTTAAGTGCATCCTCAATCGTATCACCCACACTATTCATTTCAGGAATATCAGGGCATTTTACCCAGTAAGTATGATTCGTATCTAGCTCTAGCGTTACCACATACTCAACAAACTGACTATTAAACCAAGTCCTGAACCGCTCAAAATCTTGAGGACTTAGTTGCATAATTTGCTGTTTCAAAGCTTCTAAATGGCTCATTCCTTTACCCACCTTCTAAAGCTGCCACTTATCTTCAAAAAGCTCTGCGTGTTCACCCTCGCTCAATGGATACTCTTCCATTCTGTCAAAAAACGCCTCTGCTGAATCAATCATCCGACCAACAAAAAAGCCCTGCCTAGCCATAAAGTGAGCATCACCGTTCAAGAAAGCGAGCAAACAACAGTTTCGACTTTCGGTAACACAATAGACAAGCCAACTATTACTCGCTGGCCGACGTGTCGGTATCAACCAGTGAAACGGCTTTAGCCATCGTGGGTCATCTTTAGGGGAAACAGGTATGGGGATAATATGCACATGCCTAACGGCACTTTGACGAATGGCAGCAGGGTCGTGCAACGGCGCATCTTTGCCAAAATCAGGATGATGCCCAGTACGCCAATATGTCTTAAAGTCATTAATAATGTTACCTGACAACTCAGGAAACTGTACCATTAAAGATGTCATGTAATCAGATAGATAGACCTCTCCTTGGAAGTTTTTATCCATCCAAATTAAGCCTTCACAAAACGCTGTTTTTTAGGTTCGATAGTCTCAATCGCTTTCATCATGGCGCGACTTAACTCGTCAGAACGCTCTTCAGACATACCCAAAACTGTGTATGCTGACTTTACTGGAGTCAGATTAACGGGTATTCCTGTTGAACCTACAACAACAAAACCACGGATATTATCCGCTGTCGTGATTGCTTTTGCTGTATTCATGTTTACCTCCACAAAACACCATGAGACGGTGTTCTACTAAGTATAGCATCAGCTTATTTTAGAAGTGTAATACTTTATCACACATCGCTTAATACCCTCAGTTACAAATCGACTCGCACGGAATACCATCCCCATCTCTATCCAGCTTCCTAACACCACACGAATTGAGATAAAAACGCGCCTCAGCGCAACTGGTCATTTGCCCACACGTTGACTTACCTGCACAGTCAAAACCGCTACGGTTACTGCGAGGCTTGGGGCTGACGTTTTCAGTACTGCTGGGTGCAATCGGCTTAGTGTTACGATGACTATTTAGGCTAATATTATTTTTTGTCGGTGTGTACCCCTCACCACTTTGCATTTCATTTTTACAGGCGACGTAAGGTGTATTAGGCAAATAAACGCCGCAGCTTAGTGTGGAAAATTTTCTTTGATTATAGGCGGGTTCAGTAGCGCATCCTGTCAAAAAAAATAGACAACTAAAAACAAACACCCTCATCTTAATCTTCATGACAATTCTTGTTTTATGTGATTCACAAATAATATTGTTAGAAGTCTTGATAGCCATGCAATGTTAAAACTATTAAAATATAAAACTTAATAGTTATTCTTTATTGAAGATCAATATGCCAACACTTCTTACCGAACGAGCCAAAGCCTTAAATAACGACAACATCAGCATGAGTAAAAAGGTTTGTCTTGCAGCGGCTGATTTCATCTACGCCGAACAACATCCCGATTTTGCCAATTCAAACGGCGGCCTTACAGGGTTAAAACACGACCTTGGCATCTTTGTTGAACAATGGCGCAAGCAACAATCAGACCCTTGGGATTTATTTTCACAAGCACTCAATCAAATGATTTTGGCAAACAAAACATTCCTTGCCCTTTGGGATTACGCAGATGGAGATGTTTCTCCTGAAAGCCTGCTGGAACACTTTTCTACCATTCAAATGGATGTGGGCAGACTGACTG